CAATGGCGAACCATTAACAATCCTCGTCTTACAAGCCATAACTTTTTCCTTCAACCTTACTTCATCCTTCAAAATACAAGTCCAAATCCACGCTGGCATAACTCCTTCACGCAATTTCTTATCACACTCATCTATATGTTCCTCAAACCACTTACTCTCAATCACACTAGGTCCCTCACTCCTATCTGTTATCAAACCATGTTTACCTTTTTTCGCATGTTCCGTCTCTGGATAACCAGGTGATGACTTCAAAGAAATAGGAGGTACACAACCATAACCGTTCAACTGTTCACTCGTGTTCCACGTGTGCACATTAACGGGTGGAATCGTGTCGACTAACTCAAATACATCGTCTAAACACATCCTCAACCCACGAACTGGCAATGATCGCAAACTACTTGCCGTATGAACCCTTTCCAACTGGAGACGCATTGCCTCAACAGCTGGATGTCCAGGGTTACATAAATTATTCCTATTAACTACTGAAGGTGCGAACTCCCCTGTATACCACACACAATCCTGATACGGCATCTTCCTAACCACTTGTTTCATCTCAGGAACACCTCCGTCATCTATCTTACCAATATACAACAAATCACAACTAGGTACACAACCACGCGGTTGCCCAACTCCACACTGAACCTGCTCACGAACAATAAAAGGCCTTTTATCGTACGCTACATCTAACATCTTAACCAACAAGTCCTGTGTAATCGGCGCTGAAATACCACGCCACATTTCCTTAGGCCCATAACCACGCGATGCGACATGCATACCCAATATAGATAACTGGCAACCCATTGCTGTGTCAACCATACCTACCAATACTTGTCCACAATCTCCAGCATCACCCGCTCTATAGGACCAAGCAAAAGGGGCATGATAAACCTGTAAGACCTCAAGGTTCTCCAACTCCACCTCCGTCATACCAGGTTTTGGCTCTTCACGCAATTTATACTCCAAACGTTGTCGTTGTAATATCGGCAAACGCCTAAGACACTCACTCTCTCCAACTTTAACTATATGTGACACCTGGATATCCTTAATCGCATTCATCTGCTCTGAAGATAACAAATACTGTACTAAAATCCTATTCTTTGGCAATGGATCAAGAGTTCCAGCAAAATCATAAACAACAACATCACACAACGAATTCTTACCCCATTTCATCTCAACAAGTTTATCCACAGTAAAACGACACTTCTTCAACAATCCTTCTTCCTGAACAACCATCTCCTGATCCTCATCTATCAAACCTCCAACACCCTTGACAAACAAATGATGTGGTAACATAACACAACTAGCAACTAAACGTAATCCCTGCAACGTACCGCGCGGCGTACTAACCAACACCATATTATCTGTTATCTTATCCAA